CACGTAATGCCATATAAGCGTTATAAAGAGATGCTATTATGGTTAGAAGAAAATGTACAGCCTAATTATCATAATAAAACTAGAGATCAATTTGCTAGCAGTTCAGTCAGCCAATTTATAGAATGGCGGAGTGCAGATAAAGAAAGTTGGATATTACGCTTAGCAGGTAATCCTCCTAAAGTCTATGTTGAGATAAAAGACGAACAAAAAGAGATTTTATTTTTATTAATATGGAATTAAAATGTTAGGAATATTCGGAGACAGTTTTACACATATACCAGAACATAGATTACGTGATAAAAGTCGCAAGGATCTATCTTATCTTGAAATATTAAACAACAAACTTAATATCCATAGCAAAAATTATAGTATGAGTGCTACTTCTATTTGGTATAGCTATACTAACTTTATAGAAAATTATCAAAAATATGATAAGATTATTTTTTGCTATTCAAGCCACTTAAGATGGTTTTATTTCAAACCTGATTTCAAATGGCTTAGTAATATAGGTACTCACGGCAAATATGTGATACCTAATATGCAGGGTTGGACAGATGAAGCAAAAAGAGTGGGCACACATTTTGCAGAAGTTTATGATTACATTTTTGATGAAAATTTACAGCTTTATGTATATCAAAAAATATTCAATGATGTGAATAGAATATGTAAAGAAAATAAAATACAACTCTGTAATATAATGCCATTCGAAACTAATGAACATCTTATAGACTTATCATTTAGAGCAGGATCTTGCATAACTTCATTACATGTAGTGTCTTTAAAAGAAAGCACCACAGGAAAACACTTTGCTGAAAAATTAGCTTTTAATCTAATCAATGGAAAAACCCATGATCCTAGATTTCATCATCTTAATCAAATCAACAATATGAGACTTGCAGATTGTGTAGAAAATAATTTTAATACTAATTACATAGTAGATTTCAGTAAATATGAAGGGCTTGATTATAGTGATAACTTGTTAGAGTTTAATTATGATTGCTACTGACATTGACATAGACCTTGCTGACAGAGATAAGTTGCTATCAAAAATACAGCATAATACTGCCAGCATCATTAAAAATGATAACTTTAAAAAACATCCTACAGGAATCTATGTCACAGATATACCTTATAATCCCATATATAAATCTAGTAATTTAAACTATGAATTAGCAGAGCAACGTGGATATTTTAAATTAGATATACTCAATGTTAATCTATATAATTATGTGAAGAATGAACAACATCTTATAGAGTTGATGCGAGAACCAGACTGGACTATGTTGAAAGATAAAAATATAGTAGAGAAATTGATACATATAGGAAATCATTATAATACACTCTGTAAGATGCCTGAACCTGTAAATACTATACCTAGGCTATCAATGTTTTTGGCTGTTATACGTCCTGCAAAAAAACATTTGATAGGAAAAACTTGGACAGAGATCAATAAAACTATATGGGACAAAGAAGAAGACAGTTACAGTTTTAAAAAATCACACGCAGTTGCTTATGCAAATCTTGTAGTAGTTAATATGAATTTAATCAAAGATGGTACAATTACTTAAAGAAAACGACCCATTACTTAGACAGACTGCAACACAATATGACTTTGCAGCAGACGGTGATCCTACGGAATTAGTTAGGCAAATGACTAAGATCATGTTTGAAAATAATGGTATAGGACTCGCCGCACCCCAAGTCGGAATTCTCAAAAGATTGTTTATAATGGGCAATAGTGACAAACTTGTTGTTTGCATAAATCCTCAAATCATTGAAGGATTAGAAGAATATAGAGACACTGAGGGCTGCTTGAGTTTCCCTGATCTCTGGCTTCAAGTGAAAAGATATAAATCTATTAAAGTAAAATACCAAGATATAGCCGGTAATACAATAGAAGCTACCTATTCAGGTTTGATAGGGCGCGTATATCAACACGAATTAGATCACCTAAATGGTGTGTGTTTTGATACTAGGGTAGGTCCAGTAAGCCTAGATTTCGCAAAAAAACGCAGAAAGAAAAAATTAACTTAAGCGTTTAACAAGAGTTATGCTTTTACGCTTAGACCTGCGCGTATTAAATTCGCTGATACTTACTATAGGACCATGAAGTATAGTAAGATTTTTATTATTAAACGTTCTAAGATAAGGCTTAAAAGGACTCCATTCTTCTTTTAGAAAAATGTTTATAGGTATCTGACGGTTACTTTCCCACCACCAAATATCACCCAATTGCAGGAATAACTCTTTTACTTTAGTATCTATTATACTACCATAATCGTAGATGCTAGTACATTGGTCGTCACGGTTCTGCATTATTCCTACATAATCTTGATTGGCAAAGGAAACGACCGTTATGAATGGGTGGTTTTCGTTAAGTTTTTTAAAAAAATCTGGTTTAATCATCGCAATAAATCTGTATTATTTACTCAACAATGCCCGAAATTAAAATTAATTTTCTAGCGAATAAATACATTTATGTCAGATATTAGAAAATATATGGATATTATTACTGAAGGCGAAGTCTTGCCATTTAAGACCGACAGGCCCAAACATAGACCATTATTTAAGAACGGCTCATTCGTAGGTTGGAAAAGCAGACCCGTGGGCGAGCCCAAGTATTCTAATCAAATAAGAGTTTTAAAAACAGATGATGGATTTGTTGTTTTTATAGGAAATGAAAAATACGGGGTATATAATGATCCGGCTAAAGCACATTCTGTAGCATTAAATTTGCAGGATAAGCTTGATGACGATTATTAATTGTCAGGAGAGGGATCGTGTATAGCACAGCAGTATTTTATTTTATACAGAGACAGATAGTAGTTTTACTATCGGGTAACTCGCCGAGGAGATATATGCCAGTTTATGCTAAAACATTGATGCTGCACAGGGGTGTAGATAATCAAATACAGTTTCAATTTTTAAATCAAGAACAGAAACCGGTAGATATTACTGGTAAAAATATTACCTGTCGTATCATAAATTACGACGGTACTGAAGTATTGATTAATAAGGCATTGACTCTTCAACTTCCGGCTACCGGAATAGCTGCTTTGATACTAGAAGCAGTCGATCTTGAAAATATAGATCCTCAACGTTGCCACTATAGCTTAGAAATTCCTGTAGGCGAGTTTGATTATCCTGTATTCGTAGATCCGGCAGCGGGAGCGAGGGGAGATATAAATATTGTAGATAGCGTATTGCCTAGCTTTGTTCCGAGCCAAGTTGTTACTATACCAACAGGTCAACCATTTCCTAATCTAGATGCTAACAATAACATAGAAAATGCTTTACCGAATGCCAACACTTATTATACAAGCATTATCAATACTGAAAATAATCCAGTATTGACGATACAAGCACACTATACAGAATTTAATGGGGACGTATCAATTGAAGGTACCACCAATCAACAAGGTACAGATTGGTATCCTATCACTACAGTAGAATACAGTAACGTAACAGAAACAAAAGGATATACTATAAGAGGATATCATCCATTTGTGAGAATGGTATTCACTAGTAATACTGGTGCAGTAACAAATATTTTGGCAAGGTAAGTTACCAATAGTCTTTGTTTTTTCGCAACACTTTGTTATAATTACAGAGTGTTTGATATTCTTCAAATAGTTCCAGGCAAAAAGAAATTAACGCAAAGCGGTTGGCATAGTTTCAACGCTGTGTGCTGCCAATACCATGGCCACAAATCTGATCGTAGAGGAAGAGGTGGTATAAAGTTTGATGGAGATAACTGGAGCTATCATTGTTTTAATTGTGGATTTAAATGTACATTCACATTAGGAAGAACCCTTACTCGTAATACAAGACAGCTATTATCTTATTGTGGAATAGATAAAGATGATATTAACAAATATAATCTTGAAAGCTTACAGCATAAAGATTTGCTAGACTTTGTAAAAACAAAACGAGAAAAGAAAAAGATAAAATTTAAAGAGATGCATTTGCCTGATGCTGAACTTATCGATGTCAATAATCCAAAACATGAAACATATGTTTCATACTTGAATAAACGAAAAATTAATGTAGAAGATTATCCTTTTATGTGTTCTCCTGATATGGAAGGCAGACAGGCTGACCGTATTATTGTACCCTATACATATGAAAATAAAATAGTGGGTCATACTAGTAGATACTTAGATGGTCGTACTCCTAAATTTATCAATGAGCAGCAACAAGGTTATGTGTTTGGATATGATCTACAAAAACCCGAATATGAGGTATGTATTGTATCAGAAGGTATATTTGATGCGCTCAGTATAAATGGTTGCGCATTAACACATAATACAATCAGTGAAGAACAAGCGGAAATATTAAAAAATTTAAACAAAAAGATTATTGTTGTTCCAGATCAAGATAAAACAGGATTGCAGATTTGCGACCGCGCACTTGATCTGGGTTTTTATGTCAGCATACCTAATTGGGAAAATGATGTAAAAGATATAAATGATAGCGTAATAAAATATGGGAAACTAGCTACATTACTAAGTATCTTGCAGTCGGCAACAAATAGTAAGATCAAAATAGAAATAAAGAGGAAGCAACTTGATAAACGACTACAACATTGATGTACAAACGTTATTCTTACGAATGATGGTTACTAACGCGGAACTCTATACCCGTGTCATGAATATTATGAATAGCGAAAACTTTGATAGGAGATTGCGTCCAGTTGCTGAATTCGTTGTAGAACATACAAAGAAATATAATGTAATGCCAGATCCAGTACAAATCAAGGCTACAACTGATGTGAGCATTGATAGATTGGACGAATTAGATGAAGGTCATTATGAGTGGTTCCTTGAAGAATTCGAGGCATTTACTAAACGACAAGAACTTGAGAGGGCTATTCTTAAGAGTGCTGATCATCTTGAGAAGGGCGAGTATGGACCTGTAGAGAAACTGATCAAAGATGCTGTTCAGATTTCTCTACAGAAGGACATGGGTACAGATTATTTTGCTGATCCAAGAGCAAGACTCATGGCATTGAAGTCGAGCAATGGACAAAACAGTACAGGCTGGCCAACACTTGATCAGAAATTATATGGTGGTTTCAACAGAGGTGAACTACAAATCTTTGCAGGTGGATCAGGTTCTGGTAAGAGTTTGATCATGCAGAACTTGGCAGTTAATTGGGTTCAAAATGGATTGAGCGGTGTATATATCACTCTTGAATTGAGCGAGGGCTTGTGTTCGATGCGTATCGATAGCATGATGACTGACACAAGTAGCCGTGAGATTTTCAAAGACATCGATAATGTCGAGATGAAAGTCAAGATGGTCGCAAAGAAAGCAGGACAGTTGCGTATTAAGTATATGCCTGCACAAAGCAATGTTAATGATATCAGAGCATATGTCAAAGAATTACAGATACAGACAGGTATGCGTGTTGATTTCTTGTGTATCGACTATCTTGATTTGATCATGCCAGTAAGCGCCAAGGTCAGTCCTAGCGATCTGTTTGTCAAAGACAAGTATGTATCAGAAGAATTACGTAATTTGGCTAAGGAACTAAACGTATTGTTTGTCACAGCGAGTCAGTTAAATCGTAGCGCAGTTGAAGAAATCGAATTCGATCATAGTCACATCTCAGGTGGTATTAGTAAGATCAATACTGCTGATAATGTATTCGGTATCTTTACAAGTCGCAGTATGCGTGAGCGTGGATTATATCAGATTCAGTTGATGAAAACACGTAGCAGTTCGGGTGTAGGACAAAAGATCGAACTCAAGTTTGACGTTGAAACACTAAGGATTACAGATGATGGAATAGAAGACAAGAAAGCTCAACCTTCAGGAACACAATTATTAAGCCAAATTAAAGCAGTTAGCCGTATAAATGACGATTTAGAACCTGTTAATGAGGACCCTCAGCCTAAAATAGCAGTAGATATACAGAGCGCAAAACTCAAAACTTTATTGAATCAACTTAAGAAATAATTCCCAATATTCTGATAAATACTTTAAGGAATAAAAGTGATGCAAAAACGCACAAAAAGCCTTTTAGAGGAATTACAAGCTATTGGGAATAATCGTGACATTAATCATGTCATTGAAAATAGAGCCAATAACATCATTTCTAGTGCTATAAACCTCATTGAATTGATGAATAAACATTATGCTTCCGAAAAGGCCGAATTACTTGAGAAAAAGCTCCTTAGCGCTATAAAAAATAAGGATCATCACAAGTTTGCTAAGTCCTTGAGGAAGAAAAATGAAGATCAATGAGTTTGGATTAAGTGACATTTTAGGAAGCTGGGGAGCAGCACAGCTTAAAGGAACCTCCGGCGCTACTACAGTGCAGAAAATGGCGCAACAAAAGTTCATTGACAACTTTGTAGGTGACGCATTATCAAATTTAGATACTGCTATAAAGGGTGGTCTTGTAGCAGCAGGGAAATCAGGACAGGTAGCACAACCTGCTAACCAAACGCCAGCCGCTGCGCAGCCGACTGCACAGCAGCCGCAATCAAATCAAACTCCTAGTCAGTTGAACATTAGTTATCAAGGAAAACCAGTAGCAAATACTGCACCTAATTTAATGCCTAATGCTAAAAAACCTGAGGTCAAGCAGCCCGGTATGTCTTACTCTACGACTATACCAGCTAAAAATCAACCACAAACGCCTGCTGCTGCAACAGCCACAGCCACACCGGCTAGCGCAGCTAGTAGTGCGACTCAAACTTCTACACAACAACCTAGACAGACTTACGCACAAAAAGGAGCTGCTTATCAACAGCAACAAAGTCAAAGAAAAGCATTAGGAAAAAAGAATCAACCACTAAATCCAAGTCAAAGGCAATCTATGCCGATCAGATATCCTACACGCGAAGCATCACAATATGATCAACTTAATATGATATTTGAAAGCTTAGTAGGTGAAGATTATATTAACGAAGCTGATCCAAAACAACCTATGAGTATAAGTCAGTACTTAAGTACCCAATGGTATCCGGGATTCATGCAAGGTGTAGATTATAGTGCCGGACAAGATAAAATTGATGCTCTTATGAAAGAGATAGAAAATACATATTCTAAAGATCGTGGTAAGGCGGCGCTCAACAAACTAGCACAGGTTTCTTTCGCGTTATCTGCTAATAAATTAGGTGGTGCAGTAGGTAAAGGTGCTACGAAATCAGGAACATTGCCTGCTTCAACTACTGCTTCAGACCAAGATCAAAGCCAAGCAGGAAAAGCACAACAAGCAGCTACTAGTACTTCAGCTCCTAATCAGTCTGGGAGTCAATCACCAAGTAGCGGATCAGCGTCTGCTTCTTCATCATTACAGATGCCTATGTCTAAAGTTATTGATATATTACAGGCATCGATCAAGACAAGAAGAGATAAGCAAATGGTTATAAATTATTTGCAGGGTACTGGAACAAAAAATAAAACTAAATCTAGTCAGCCCACACAAACTCAACAGCCTAAACAAGAACCTATCACATTACCTGGTGGAGAGACTATAAAACCTACCGATCCTAGATATGATGAAATAATGAAGGGTAAAGGTCTGCAGGCAACTCCTGCTAAAAAATCAAGCGGGACTCCAGTAACAAACATGACGGGCAGATTCCCCTCAGCTACAGACCAGGCACAGCAAAAAGCTGCAGCAGCACTAGAATCTAAATCCAATGCTCGTAGAATCAATAAGAAGCCTGTACAATAATCTCACAGAGATAGTTGATAAAGAAATCAATGAAGCCTTTGTAGGAGGTCATGCCCCTCATCCCGAAGATGACGTTTATTTAAAAGGAAGCAAGGGTTCTCTAGAAGCTATGGATGCGATATTAAAAACATTTAAAAAACCACAAGCTACTACTATTAAATGGGACGGATATCCAGCACTGATATTTGGCAGGGGAAACGATGGAAAGTTTATCATAGCTGATAAACACATGTTTAATAAAAGTGATGGTTCAGGTAGACAAATTTTTAATCCTGAACAATTTATTCAATATGATGCATTGAGGGGAGTAGCAAGACCCCAATTGGCAGATGTGGTAGGTAAATTATGGCCACACTTAGACTACGCTACTAAAGGACAGAAGGGTTATTACTGGGGAGATTTACTTTTTAGTCAACCATTGCAAGACATTAACGGTAAATATAAATTTAAGGCTAATCCAAATGGTATAACTTATGAAGTTGATGTTGATAGTAACATAGGAAAAATGCTGACTGATAAAATTGCTGGTATAGGAATACATCAATTTATAGACGCTGATGCACCTGCTAATGCAGAATCTATGAGCAAGAAAGGCAAAAAGGTAGCCCCTACGGATTTAGCCATTAGTTTAAACGGCACGACTGGAAAATTAGGAAAAACTAAAGATGTAGCTATATTACCCAGCGCTATGCCAGTAATACCTAAAGTAGATATACCAACGCAGCAAATAAAAGACACACAAAAAGTAATACAGCAATATGGTCCTGCACTTGATAAATTACTACCCGGACCAGGATCTCAATTTAAAAATGATATAGGTGTTTTCTTTAATAATAAAATACGCAGCGGTAATTTAAATAATTTATTAAGAGACTTTTATAAATTTTTTAAAACTAGGAAAATGACTGTTCCTATGCGCAAAAAGGTCGAAGACCATTTAGCTAAAAATAAAGATGGGGTGATAGCCCTATTAAAGATTTGGTCAGAAATTTATAAATTAAAAATGATTCTTTATAAACAGCTAGACGATAATGCAAAGCAAAGTCCTGTTAAAGGATATTTAGATGATGGAACTCTAGGGCAAGAGGGTTATGTAGCTCATGGTCACAAATATGTAGATCGAATGGGCTTTAGCCGTCAAAATCTCGCTGGCCAGCGCTAATCAGACCATTTTTTTTAATTTGGACTAAATAAAAGTATGAGACAGTAGGTCTCAAACTTATATGGAGATTTAGAAAATGGCACAATTTACAAGAGTCAATGGTGACTACAAACAAGTACTATGGTTAGACGCCCCTGAATATACAAACACAGGTGTCAATGCTGTACAATCAGCCCTAACAGTTCAGCCACAAGGCCCAAAGTTAGACTTTTTCACTCTAACAGGCAATAGTTCGCAGGTCGCTGATAACATTCAGACTATCTTCCAAACTGTTCAGCAATTAGCAACTGTTCATATCTATGAATATACTGATGCTACCGATGACAGATTAGCTATAGCACTTTACCCAACAGGTGCATGGTCAGTTGCTACACTTGACGCAGCATTAGCAAATGCTTATGTTGGCGCAAACGTAACAGCAGCAGCAACAGCAACTTTCACTAACTAATAGTTAGTTTTAGTCTAGCAGAATAAGGCCCGAGAAGTAAAATTCTCGGGCTTTTTTATTACTGTAAATACAGAATGAACCATAGGATAACCTGCTATACTCTATTTGATATTACAGTTACCGGTGTACTCAATCGTGCTAGG